AGGAAAAATAAGATCCTGGGAATATACGAAAGATAGGGTAAAATATAAAGGGTCTGATGGGAAGGACCATTCATACCTATTGGATTTTAAAATTTTTTGGGAAGATTCTTTTTACTACCTAGAAACTAAAGGATATATTACAGACAATGATAGACTAAAGTGGAAAAAAACTAGAGAGAATTTTAAATTAGTCGTTTGGATGGAGGAGGATATAAAAAGGGAGGAAGATGAGATTTTGATACCAAGGTCAAAAATAAAGCAGAAAATATACGTGTAGTATCTGCAAGGATCCTAGGTCCTACTGCACTCTACGGAGAGGTGCCAGAGTGGTTTATCGGGGCACCCTGCTAAGGTGTTGACCGCGAAAGCGGTCCGAGGGTTCGAATCCCTCCCTCTCCGCCATTTGCCGAGATAGCTCAGTTGGCTAGAGCGCGTGATTCATGCTCACGAGGTCGAGGGTTCGAATCCCTCTCTCGGTACTACTAGCCATGGAACTTTCTTTATTAGTTAGATATATAACTTATAAAATTACCAGTATTTATGGAGATATTAAATTTTAATGATTATACTTCGGAGGTCTTTCATATTAAAGAAAATGTAAAAGCCGCTAAAAAATATATGCTTAAGAATTTTTCTGGTGATAAGGGGGAAAATATAGATCCTCGGATAAAAGAAAAGTTTGAAGAAATCTTAGAATTAACCAAAAAATCCCCTGGGTATACTTACCCATTTACCCTATTCCGTTTTTCTGATCAGGGAGTATCAATAGAAGAACTAGAGAATTTATTAAGTTGGATAACCCAAAACAAACAGGTCCTTTCAAGGCTTCCAAAGAATATAGAGGAATATTCCAAAATAGACAAAAAAGAAAATGGTGATATCGGAGGATTCGAGCAGCTAAATGATGATATAGCTACTTTAGAATTAGAAAAGGATGCCAGGTGGTTTATTAAAGAACTTCCTGGGGATTTGAGAAGACAGTATAGGGATGCGGACGCTACTGAAAAAAAGCAACTCCATACATTAGTTAAAGTTTGGATGAAAGAAATCCCCGGAATAGAAAATGATTTCGAAAATGAAACGAGGAGAGGATTTTTCGGAAGAATTAAAGAAATTCAAAAAGATTTTTCTACTATTTTCCTTCCGAGGTTTAGTTCTTATATAAAAGGGTTTAATGCAACAAAAACTATTCAGGATAAAGTAATTAAGCACTATGAAAATAATTTGGGAGCTATAAGTTTAGAATTAACTGATGGGGTTTTTCCAATTTTTACATTTACTGAAAAAGCTCAAAAAGACCTATGTTCTATGGGTAATTGGTGTATAAATACTGGATCCTTTAAGGGTTATACAGGTACAGGTAGAATCCAGCTAAATATATATAATTTTAACGAAGAGGTCGGCTCACAGTATTATTTAACCGGAATTACGATAAGAGATGATGAGGGAAATTATTCCATTTCTTCTTCAGCAGATATCAATAATCGCTCCATTGGAGCTGGGGATTTAAGTAAATGGTTCGAATCCACTGGAAATAAAATTTATTCAGAAGAAGCTACAAAAAAAATAACTATTTCTCTTCCGTGGATGTTTTCAACTAAAGAGATATTAGAAGAATGTCATTCAGCATCCGCTATTATAGACCTTTTTAAAGAAATAAGAAATGGTTTAGATAATAATAAAACGAGAATAATAGGGTGGCTATTAGATGGAGTAAATAAAGATGAATTACCAGAATCGCTTAAGGATAGCTCGGAAGCTATAGAGAAATCCGTAAAAATGGTGATAGGAAAAATACTAGAAAAGGATGAAAATTTAGGCCATTTTTCTGAATATTATAAAATTAAAGGAGTTTTAACTTCCTCTGATATTAAGTTTTATAAAAAATTCGTAGTTAATAAAATTTCATCCTCAGACAGAAAGGAGATAAGAGAAAAAACTTTAAAATCAATAGATAGAGTAACTGAAGTTTCCGGTTTTATAAATAAAGAGGCTGTCGCATATGATTCTGTATCGGATTGGATTAAAGAACTTCCAAAATCTGCGATTGATACTATATTGGAAATAAATAAGAATAAAGAGGAAATAAAAAAGTGTTATGAAAGGTAAAAAAATAATCAATAAATTCAAGGACTTTCTTATGGAATTTAAAATTTCCTCAGAAAGCGGGCCCGATACTAAACCAGCCCCAACTAAACCAGCTACTAGACCAGCTACTAGACCAGCTACTAGACCAAGTAGACCTGGTCCTATTCCAACAAAAAGACCTTTTAAAAATCCAGAACCTGCAAAAGCTGAAGTTTCTGAAGTTCTTGAAAGAATGGAAAAAATAATAAAAGAAAATTAAAATGAAAAATAGGATTTTTAACTTTTTAGATTTTATAAACGAAGCTGATTTTAGAGAAAATCCAGCGGTAACTAAGGAATATCTTAATTCATTAGACCAGAGAGGACAAAAAAGAGCTGATGATCTAGGAAGAAAATACGGAAGAGAAATGGTTCAACTAATGTCTTTCGTTTGGGAAGTAAAAAGAATTCAAAGCGGTAAAGAGGAAAAACTTGAAAAACTAGCTCATAAAGTAATGTTAAATGAATTCGAAGATATTTTAGGTGGGACTCAAATGATTTTTAAAATTCCTATCGATGAAAAAATAGAATTACCAAAGCCTGAAGAATGTAAAAAATGTAAGATTCCAAATTGGAAGGAAATAAAAGACAATGACGTAATTAATGCAATACATAAAAGAAAAATTTTAAATATGGTTGCTCAAGGTGAAGCTCTGAATGCTAAAAAAATATTCTTAAACCCCTTATCTGAAAGGGGAATATTCTTCATTTTCGGTAGAGAAGAAGGTAAAAAATACTTAGATTTACTTGTTAAAATTTCAGATATAGCTTCAGCTCTCGATTGGAATATTCCAGAGGAAATACAAAAAGAAATGTGGGAGCAAGGGGATTCTTTCGCGGGATTTAGTAAAATTGAATGGGAACCTGAAAAGGAAAAGAAAAAGGAAGAGGAAGAGGAAGAGGAAGAAAAATATCCTGACGAAGAATCTATAGAGGGAGCGACTATTCATGCAGTTGGCTTAGATTATGCTATGCTAATTCATGAAGGGCTTAAGGGAATATGGGGTTTAATAAATCAAGCTGGAATGGCACATTTAGCAGAACCTGATATTGAAAAAGTATTTACTAACGCGGATACGATAGAAGACGAGATCCAAGATCTAAAAAGAGCAAATTTAACAACAGGGGATTTGAGAGATTTTTTAAATAGTTTTCCTGATTTATCATATTTAAAAAACGGTAGAGCTTATATTTGGGGAAAAATGATAAGTTCTGAAGTACTTTCGGATAAAGAATTCCTTCATGTTATGAAGCTAATATGGGAATCTTCTCCTTTATATAATAAGGATAAAGAATATTCAGAGGAGGAAAAAAGGAAAGCTAAAAAAGCTATGGATGAGGTTAGACCTTTAATAGATGGAATAATTAAGGATACACTTAGGGAATATAAAAATTGGGCAGCAGAAGCAGCATACTATGATATGGACATAGAAAATCAAGTAGGTGATTCTGAAGAGATGGAACTTAATTTGGACGATATTTTAGATAAAATAAGTGACGTTGGTTTTGAAAATCTAACCCCAATGGAAAAGAATTTCTTAGATAATATAAAATAATATAAAATAATATGAAAAATATGAAAAATTTCGTTGATTTTAATAAAGTTAACGAATCCAAAAGAGATCTAAAAATAAGCCAGACTGATTTCGAAAAGATTAAAGCATATAAAGGAGGAGCTAATCCAAAAGCTACTGAATTGAAAGGTGATTTGGACCAAGCTATAGAACTCATCAATAATATTGAGGATAGAACCGAAGCTATAATGCTATATAAAGATATTATTTATACATATCCGGAATGGTCAGTAACTCAGGATACTATTGAAAGTAGAGACTCAAATTCAGAATCTGCTAAAAAAATTCAACTTGCTAATATAATGAGTCACAAATTACATTCTGATGATTCAAAAATGGGTATTCAAGGAGAATTATTTTAAAACTGTTAATTAATTTTCATATATTTGTAATATGAAAAAAATAAGTAAACTACTTAGTTTTGTGCTTAGACACAATCCAGGTTCATTGGGCATCGAATTAGACCAGAATGGCTGGGCTAATAAAAAAGAGTTAATTTTGGCTATTAAAGAACACAACGGTATAGAAGTATCGGAAAGTGACATTGACACAATAGTTGAAACTAACGATAAGAAAAGATTCATTCTTAGCGAAGATGGTAAAAGCATTAGAGCTAATCAGGGGCATTCTATAAATGTGGATGTTCAACTAAAAGAGTTTCCACCACCAGAATATTTATTTCACGGAACTGTTAATAGGTTCAAGTCGGATATAATGAGGGAAGGACTGAAAAAAATGAAGCGGAAACACGTTCATTTGAGTTCTGATATAGATACAGCTATTAACGTAGGAAGGAGAAGAGGTAAGGCTATAATACTTAGAATAAAAGCCGGAGATATGCAGCTGGATGGCTATAAGTTTTATCTATCAGAAAATGGGGTATGGCTTACCGATCACGTACCTTCTGAATACATAGAATTTTAAGAAACTTTTTCTATTTTCCAGGGTATAAATTAAAAATAATCTAATGATAGAAAATTACATAACCCAGATAGAGATAAAGGATGATATTAAGGCTGGTGAGATAAGCTATTTATCTATGGAGGACTCTCCAAAATCTCCTTTAGAGAATTCTTCGGAAATGCCAACTATCTCTCTTAAACCTGAAAAAATGGCTTTCTCATTGGAAAGGTTTCAGGTATCTTCGGAAATTCCAAAGGAAGCGGAAAGGAATTTAAAAGAGTTTGGAATTGATACCTATAAAATGGTAGAAAAAACTCTTATGGAGGAATTAATACATTCCAGACAAAGGGCTATTATAAAAGAAATGTGGGACGTTTCTGAAAAATTTCAAAACACTAGAGATGTTAAATGGTGGAACCAAATTTTTGGAAAATGGAATCCTCCAATAAAATCTGAAAAATTAGTAATTAGATTAGCTGAGATGACTCATATGGTAGCTAAAAATAGTAGGAGAGGACCGGCAAACTTTGCTATAATCTCTTTCTGGGATAAACACATATTTGAAGATTGCGTTAAATTTGTTTATATTAACTCTGGAGAAATTGAGAATACTAAAGGAATCCACGAAGTTGGCAGCATTATGGGGATTACTATTCTTGTAGACCCTTATGCAGAAAGGAGTAAAATGATAATAGGAAGAAAGGCTCTAAATAGTGACGGAATTGTCTCCGTATTTTCTAAACCAGAACTAGAAAAGTCTGAGAGATTTGTTTATGACTTAGAGATCCCAAAAATTGTTTTATCTTTACGTAATAGAAGTAAAATTTTGAGCGTTCCTGAATCTAACCTTAGTTATATGAATACGGAAATAACCTATTCAAGAAGTCCTTTTATATCTCACATTAAAGAAAAAATTAGATCGATATTTAAATAATTAATATATAGATAAAATATAGAGAATGCTATGAACAACGAGAAATTCTATGTATTATATCTAGATCTTAGAGGCAATTCACCAGAAAGAGCTAAAAGAAAGGTTAAAGAAATGGAGGACGTAATTAACTCTTCACTAAAAAGACCAGGAGATAGATGGCTTATTCTTCCTGCAGAAAAAACAGATCTAGTTTGTATAGATCCTATAATTTTGAAAGGAAAAGAAGCTTCAAATTTTATTGAAACTTTCAATGAAACTAGGAATAAGATATATACAAAGTTAGGCTTGGATAAAACCAAATAACCTAACAGATACCAGGATGGAAAAACTTACCGAATTCGGTAAGTTTTTTTTGTGGACTGATATATAAGTTCTATGATCCTAATAACCTTATATAGTTTATTACCAGCTCTACTTTATGCTTTTTTAATATACGGTACTATCCCCTATAAAACAGTTAATCTAAAAAAATCTTCAGTTTATTTAATTTCTGGGTTTATGGTTGCGGTTTCCATGACTCTATTTTACTATTCTATGGGATATGAAAATATAAAGGCTTTCAATTACCTCATAGTAAATTCCCTGGAATGGCTAGGGAATCCCTTTATTGACAAGGCTTTTAATACTAACTTTTTAAGAATAGGACTAATGGAGGAATTATTTAAACTCTATATGTTTCTATTAGTGGCTGGGATTTTAGGTAGAAAAGGTAAAAAAAGAAATCACCCAGTAGCCAATATGTTTTACTTTGCTTTAGTTGGTATGGGGTTTGGAGTAATAGAAAATGCTAGCTATATTTATAGCAGATCTATGGACATATATTTGTTAAGGTCCACCTTCCCAATATTACTTCATATGATATGTGGCCTTTTCGCAGGGTATTGGATAGCGCTAGGAGAAATGAAACCAAGTTTTAAAGACGAAACCTATTTTGGACTTCTGTTTAAAAAGTACCCTAAATATAAAAGGGGCATATTTATCATAATAGCTTTAATCTCTGCTACATTTACTCATGGACTTTATAATTTTAGTGCTACTATTTTTCCTGGTCAGGCATACCCTATACTTATGATCATTTTATCTACTGGAATAACCGGAGCTTATTTTGGAGCTATTCATATAAATCAATTGGCTAAGAGTAGGGTAATTATAAACCCCGAAAAAAGAAATCAAACTAGGCTATTATAACGAAACTTCTACTCTAGATTCCCATATAAATTATTATTAAAGGCAATCTAAATAATGAGAATCCATATTTATATAGAAAAAGAAAATTTAAAGGATCTAAATGAGGCTTTGGCTCTGAGAAATTTTAATCTAATTCCTAAATATTTTCGTAGGATTGAATTTTCATTAAAGAATGAGCTAGAAGTTTCAATAACTACAAATGAATACCTTTGGTTAGAAGATAACAAATGAAAGTTTCCGCAGGAATCGCTATATTTTGGGAGGATAAGATTCTTATGGCCCAACCTAAAAATTCAAGGCAATGGGAAAGGTATACTCCGCCGAAAGGGGGTATCGAGGAAGGGGAAACTCTTGCTCAGACAGCATCCAGGGAAACCTTTGAAGAAGTTGGGATTTATATAGATCCAAACAAACTAAACCCTAAAAAATCCGAGATTATTATTTATGATAATTCCAAAGGTAAAGTATACAAAAAGGTACATCTTTTTGAGTATAGGATAAAAAAACTTTCTGATATAAAACTAAAATCTGAAATACTTCCCAAAAATATGCTACAATCAGATGAAATAGGGGAAGCTCATTTTATGGATTGGGAAGAGTGCGAAGAAAAATCTTTAAAACGTTACATTAATTACATCAAAAAAAGAATAGGTTAAGTTATGGAAATGATGAAAGGCTTAAATTTAAAAGGGTCAACATTAAATGAGGGTCAGCTGGAAGAGCTAATCTCGGGGCAATTAAGATATAAAGGGAAAACTATAGAAGAGATTTCAAAAAATCCTAGCTGGAGAACCCAAAATAGGTTGACCCTTTCGGAATACAGGGAATGGTGCAGCTGGGCGGTAGATCTTCTAACAACCAAACATTTCTTAGATGAAAAGGAAGCTCATGTAGAGTTATCTTGGATGGAATTAAAATTTGGTCTTAATGTAAATTATGGAAACTAGAATTGTATCAGCATTTCCGGGAATAGGAAAAAGTTACTATTTTAAAGAAAATCCAGGAGATAGTATAGATTCAGATTATAGCTTATTTAGTTGGGTAAAGGATGAAAACGGTAAAAATACTAAGGAAAGAAATCCAGAATTCCCAGGGAATTATATAAAGCACATTAAGAAGAATATAGGGAACTATAAATATATTTTTGTATCTTCCCATAAGGAGGTTAGAGAAGCTTTAAAAGAGGCTTGTTTACATTTTTATTTAATATATCCCGGAATAGCTAGGAAAGGTGAATTTCTAGAGAGATATGAAGAAAGAGGGAATCCAGATAGCTTTATAAATCTAATAGACGAAAACTGGGAATCCTGGATCACTGAATGTGCTTTAGAAGATAGATGTGAAAAAACAGTATTAACTGAAGGGAATCTAACTGATTTTTTAAAAATTATATGAGAACTTTTCAAAAACCTTCTGATGCTATAAAATGGTCCAAGGAAAGGCTCTATAATAATGGATACGTTGTAAAAACTGAAAAATGGCAGGGGGTAGATTCTCCAGACGACATGTGGGAAACAATGAACCACTCGTTCCAAATGTTTATTCCAGAAACTCTAGATGAATTGAAAAAAGAGGTAAGACCAAATCTTCCTTGGGCAGATGAACATTTTGAAGAGAGGGTTAGCGGATTTCCTTTAAATCCTCCCCCATCTCATATTAGATGGCCTTTTGCCCAAAAAAATAATGAACAATTTGGGGGTAATGAAAAATTCTCCCATACATATCCTGAAAGAATCTGGCCCAAATATGCAGGGGATAAAATAAATACGGGGATTAGATATGAATATGGGGATTTTGGTGATGTTGCGGAGTTAATGAATAAGGAGCCATTCACTAGACAAGCATTCCTTCCGCTGTGGTTCCCGGAGGATACCGGAGTTGTACATAAGGAAAGAGTACCATGCACAATAGGTTACCATTTTATGCGGAGGGGTGACCATTTACACATGAACTATTTTATAAGATCCTGTGATCTTATAAGGCACTTTAGAGACGACGTATACATGGCATGTAGGAAGTTAATGTGGCTTTTAGATAAATTAAGAGAGTTAAATCCGGCTAAATGGGAAAATGTCAAGCCAGGATACTATGCAATGCATATAATTTCATTACATTGCTTTAATAAAGAGAAAGGAATATTAAAACAAAATAACATATAAATGAATAACGACATAATAAAAGCTAAATTAGAATTAGCAGATTCAATCTTAAATCTATCGAAATCCAATCCGAATAATTCTACATTGGGTGCAAAAGTTAGATTAGTAACCAGGGAATATAATTCGGAAAAAATTAGGATATCAGAAGAAATGGCTTCTAAGATAATAGACGATACGAAGATGAAATTGGAAAGGGAAATGGAGGAGGTTAATAAATCAGCTTCTGAACTTTTCGATAAAATAGAAAATAAAATAGATCTGGCTTTTAAAAAAAAGGATCACATTTTCAAAAAGATGGACAAGATATTGGACATCATTAAAGATAAAAAATAATTCATATTAAGACTGGAAGATGAGTAAAAAGAAATACGAATGGAAAAGAATAAAAGAACCGACCGAAAACATGTTGGCTCATTATGAAAAGCTTTTTAGAAGGAATCAAAATAAATGGATGAGAAGATCCAAGATGGAGGAATCACACTTTGGTGCTATTTTCGAAAAGAAGGGGAAAGAATATCAACTTCTTGGAAGCGTAGACAATAGGGATAATATGTTGGTTGCTGAAACTAATGGAGAGAACTACTATTTTGTACATTCTGACGTTATAGATTCTTTCCTTCTGGAAAAGGAGTAGGTAAATGAGGTTTCAAGTAATTACATATAAACCCCAAGTCCACATTCAAGTTTGTCATTTAATAGGGTATGTAAAAGCTGAGATAATTAAAGCCCAGATAGTAAATGAAGATTATTACGGAGAGTTCATATTGGATTCTAAAGGTGATTTGTTTAATAATCTTTCTTTGATGGAGGGTATAGATGTAAAGGTACTCGAATAAATTTCTAACGATTCCCTTCTTATCAGAAAGTGTATGATATATAGGCAGAGAATTAATAGTTTCTTTAATAAAGTTGGATGCTTAAATAAAAAACTATTTTGAATGTTAGAGAATTTACAATTTTTAAAAACTACTGGTGGTGCATTTTTTACCTTTCTTGGAGGATTTCTTATAGCATATATTGCTAGATATCTTCCATCTGCAAAAAAGCAAAGATCGGAGGATTTTAAATTGCTAATAGAAAGTTACCAAAAACAATATAAAGATATTATGGAAGAGGTAAAATCTTATAAGCAAAAAGAACAAGAATGTTTAGATAGATATTCAGGTCTAGAGGTACAGCTTCTTAAATTACAATCAAATATGTCTTTACTTAGAGCTAGCTCTCCTAATATCCCTATACCTATGTGGGTTAAAGATATAAACGGAATAATGTTAGCTCTTAATGATGAATACGAAAGAGCTTTTTTGATGCCTCAGGGTAAGAGAAGAGAAGATTCAGTAGGTAAAACTGATGATGATATTTGGGGTTCAGAAATGGCTATTCAGCTTAGAGAAAGCGATATGAAAGCTATCGATCAGGACGAACCCGTAATTGGAATAGAAACTATAAGAATAGGGGACGAAAAACACCCGAAACTTTGGAATATTATAAAATATCCAAATAAAATAGGTGATCTTGTAGTAACAATAGGAGGGATAGCATTCCCTGAACCTAAGCACAAACAAATAAGAAGAAGATAATGAAAGAAGATAAGTCTATAATAAAAGGCGGAAATAAAGACTACGAGAAAATAACTAGTCCGGGAAGTCACCCAGCTGAAAATTTTAAAACTCCAGATGGATTTGTTAAATGGTATGACCAAAAAACTTGGGGTACTAAAAAAGGATCTTTGGGATTAAAAAGGGAAACTACAGGGAAAATTATGGGATTTCTAGAATTTTCTAAAAGTTCTAAATCTTTGCAGAGTAAGTAGTAAATAATACTCTGTACATAGGACATTTAGGAACTTTATTGGAAATTTCAACTAATAAAAATAAAATGGTTTATGGATTCTATTAACAGTGATAAACTAATGTCGTTCGAAGAGAAGGAAAAATTCTGGAAAATGTTATTCGAAAAGATATCCAAGTCTGTGTTTAGTAATTACAGATTTACTGTAGTTTTCGGTCTTAACGAGGTTATAGGGGAAAGAGGTAAAGATAAGGCAGATGAATATACTTTAATAGTCGAGGAAGATCAATATGAAATATTTCTATCTAATTATTTAAAGTGGTGTGAAGGATTAGAAAGATTCGAAGAATGTCAAGAAATAATAAAAGTTCTTACTGCACTGAAATCCAAAGAACCTAATAATAAAGTAACCTAAATATTTAAGGTTTAATATTTAGATCCCCCAATATAGTGTATTTTTGATATATAAAATAAAAAGGAATGTAATGTATACTCTAAAAGATTTAGAATATTCCATATCAATATATACAGACGTAATAAGAAAGGGATTGGGGAGCAAATTTATAAAATCTGTATGGGACTGTTTATCAGTTTTAGAGCATTTTGAAGAATATGAGAAATGTAAGGACCTCTACGCTATAATTGGAGGAATAAAAAATAAAGTAGAACCTAATAAGAATACCAAATGAAATATGGAGATTCAATAAAAAGAGAAATTTACGAGGATACTTATAATAAAATGAAGTCCTTAGGATTATCTAGTATTTTATACTCTCCTGATTTAGTTGAAAAAAGGGTTTTAATTAAAAGGGAACTCATTTCTTATTATGAAGGGACAGAAGAGTTTGAAAAATGCGATTTTATTAAAAGATTTTTTTCTAAGTTGGATAAAGATGTTGGAATTTCCTCATTAATTTCTGGTTTAGGTAAGGAAAATGCCAAATAGTTAAAATCGAAACTTTTAGCTGAATGCAAGTATAAAATCCGCAAGCTTAATTAAAAGCAAATCTATATATGAAATTTGAAGATCTATCAGAGAAGGAGATTAAAAAAATCCATAAAATATACTGGGACAAGGAAATAACATGGGACGAAAGGATGAAGAAACTTTCAGACTATTTAGACAAATCTGAAAGGACAGTACAAAAATGGGTTTCTAAATTAGGCATAACAGAAAAAACATCTCCTGAATCCCCTCAATTTTTAAAAGCCAAGGAAAGGAAAGTAGACGGCAGGAGAAAAAAGTTTATAATTTCGTGGGCTCAAAACAATACAAGTGTTCACAAAAATTTCGTTAAAAATATGGAAGCTTATGCTTCTCATATTAGTGCGGGAATCCATATAATAGCTGGAAGATATAAAAATCCTACATCAGTATTTACTGATGTTGATTATGATTTTTGGGCAGATGAGGTACTTCCATATTTAGATGCTAATAGACACGAGCTTCATAAGTATATGTGGATTATGTCTGATGTCAAGATTCAACCAACCGCGGTAAATCCTATGACCGGACTTGAAGGAATGAGCGGGATAAATTCTTGCGTATTCGGTTCTCCAAAAGTTCATTTACAAACAATTCCAGTACTAGAAGGAAATGTACCAAAATTAATGGTATCTACTGGATCATGCACACTAAAAAATTATACAGATTCAAAAGCAGGAAAAAAAGGTGAATTTCATCATACTCTAGGATTCGCTATTGTTGAAATCCAGGACGATGAAACATTTTTCGTGAGACAGGTTACTGCTACCGACGAGGGGAATTTTACAGATCTATACTTTAACGTAACTGATGGAAAGGTAACTAATATAGATTCTATAGCAGCATGCGTTATGGGAGATCTACATTACGGTCAACATGACGAAGAAGTTGTTAACAAGACTTTGGAAATGTTTGATGATCTACAGCCAGATAATGTAATATTACATGACGTCTTTGATGGGCTTTCTATAAATCATCACGAGGAAAAAGATCCGTTCATACAATATAGAAGAGAATTAGACGGAACTAATTCTTTAAGAAGTGAAATAGATTCCATGCTTGATGGATTGGAAAAATTCCAAAACTATAATGTTTCTATAGTAAGAAGTAACCACGACGATTTCTTGGATCGTTGGTTAAAGGGAACGGATTGGAGAAAAACAACCACTATGAAAAATTCTGTGGAATATATGAAATATAGTCTTCTTTTATTAGAGGGTATAGCCACAGAGGGAATAATTCCGTATATAATTAAAGAGAAATTTCCTGAATTTAATACCTTAGGTAGAAGTAGTAGTTTCGTAGTAAATGGATGGGAACTAGCACAACACGGAGATGTTGGCTCTAATGGATCTAGAGGTTCTTTACTTCAATTCAGAAAACTAAATACCAAAATAATAGTTGGTCATTACCATTCCCCTGGAAGAAGAGACGGTGCTTTGGCAGTAGGTACATCAACCCACCTTAGAGTCAATTATAATAAAGGAGCAAGTGGATGGTTACAATCCCATGTTATAATACACCATGACGGGAAAGCTCAACATATAAATTTCATTAATGGTGAATTCACCACACTAAAACCCGGACCTTGAGCAAATTTTTAATTGGAGTCGACGAAGTGGGCCGTGGAGCATTATCTGGCCCAGTAGCAGCTGGTGCTGTATTTATTCCCGAAGAAATAGACGATTCTGAGTATGGGGACAGTAAAAAAACATCCAAAAAGAAGAGAGTCAGGCTATATTCACATATTAAAGAAAACTGCAAATTTGGTATTGGAGTGGCAACCAACGAAATTATAGATTCAATTAATATTAAAAATGCTACTCTTAGTGCTATGGTTTCTGCCGTAGATGATTTATTTTTAAGGAACCCCGATTTAAACCCTAAAGATTTTAAGTTAATGATTGATGGAGATCACTTTGTAAATTCTACAGACCATGAATATGAGTGTGTGATAAAAGGGGATTCTAAATTTAAATGCATCGGAGCAGCTTCTATTCTAGCTAAAGTTTATAGAGATAGAGTAATGTCGAGATTATCCGAAGCCGTTCCCGGATATAGTTGGGAAAAGAATTCTGGGTATGGAACAAAAGATCATTCTGATGCTATTTTAGAAATGGGTTTAAGTAAATACCACAGAAAAACTTTCTGTTCAAAATTTTTATGAACCCATATTTTATAAGTTGTGTATCATATATACACAAAAATATATTTAGATGATTACAGAATTCATTTACGAGATAGAGATAGAAATAAAAAAACCAGAGGTTGGCATTAACCTGGACGAGTTAAAGAATGAAATGGAATTACTTGAATGTAACCCTAATTTATTATTATTATTTTTCGATCTCGAAGAGATTGACAGGGAAGGGAATCTTATATATATGTTAGAAGAAAGTATAGAGTCCGAGGAAGATTATTCAGAAGAGGTTGGAGAATTATTGGATTTACTTCTAAATAAATATATGGGTTTAATCGAGGAAGGATCCAGATTCAAATACATAAATAGGAATTCGATATCTTCGATAACCTGGATTATGGGGGATAATGAATGGGAAATATACCAGGATATAGACAGGGAATATGGATATGGTGAGTTCGAGGATGACTCTGAGGAATGGTAAATTTTTACGTTCCACCAGATAGGAAATCTCTAGTTAATATAAATTTTCTGAAAGAACCAAAAGATTGGTTCCAAAACATTCCGGAAAATCCGGAAAAGGTAGAATATGAAATTGACCAAATTTTAGTATTGACCACCAAAGAATCCGGAAGGTATGATAAGTTTCTAGAAAAAAATAAAAAGGAAACCGAAAGGTTTCTCCCTTATTACGGAAGATTTTCCAAAAAGGATCCTAATAAAGCTATATTCGATAACTATATAGACATACTAACATCAGCTTTCAAAGAATCTGATGTAATATCTATTATAGAAGATGACGTTGAGCTTTTACCTGGATGGGAAAAAGCTCTTAAAGATTCCATGTATAACCTTCCTAAAGATTGGGACACTCTTTCAGGAAATTTTTCATACATAGATAAAATCGTACAATCTTCCGAGAATCTAATAAAGCCAGTTGGTATGACATCTTCTATGAACTTTACTATCTTCCATAAAAGAAGTTTTCCCAAAATAAAAGAAAATCTACATTTAAGAAATTCGCAAAGACATAAGCATATAGACAGATACTGTTTTTCTGATGAAGTTGGAATTAATTTTTATGGGACTTGGCCGATGATATGTAGAGAATTTCCGGGCTACTCTTCAAATAGAAAAGTCTCAACCTCTGGGTTTAATCATCTAATGGAAACTATGCCCTATAAATATTGGTTTATTGATAAACCTAAATGGGAAATAAATAACTAATAGCTTTCCGAATGATATATAAGAGAAAAAATCCTCTTAATGGCATTCAGAATACAACTTAGAAGAGATCCGGCGACAAAGTGGGCTGCTAACAACCCCATTTTATTATTAGGCGAATTTGGATTTGAGATGGATACCAGATTTGCCAAAATAGGAGACGGAGAGACTCACTGGAATGATCTGGACTATTTTTTAGGACCCGCAGGAGGAAGCGGTTCGGGACCAAGAGGGTTTACGGGTCCAACTGGTCCAATTGGTCCACCTTCATTTGGACCTACTGGTGGTTCTATAGGGCAGATATTAGCTAAAAAAAGTTCGAATGACTATGACACCGAATGGATAGATAATATTGGCGGGACGGGAAGTAACGGACTATCAATAGTAGAATATTCAGGAACCGGTTTATCAAGTACGTTCAATGGATCTTCATGGGAATTAGATCTTAATAATACATATGTTACAGCTAATAATTCCATACAATATTCAGATTGGGACGGAAGCAAATCTGCCTCCATATATGTAAATGGGCTATTAATACCTAAAGAATACTGGAGCGTATCTGAAGATGGATTAGGAGGAAATGAAATTAATATAAATTCAGATTTTGAAATTCTATTAATAGATATAATAACAATTAGAGTGGAAGTAAATTCTTCTTTCACTTTGCTAAGTCCGATTTTTTCCATAGTGGAGTATTCGGGTACGGGTTTATCTAGTATTCAAAACGGATTACTTTGGGAGACAGAACTAGATAATACTTATGTTACTGCAAATGGTATGATTCTATATAGCAACTGGATAGATAATAAATCTGCTTCAGTCTATATTAATGGGTTATTAATTCCCATAGATATGTGGGATGTATCAATGGATGGGTTTGGGGGAAATAAAATTATGATATCCTCAGATTTTGAGATATTACCTATAGATAGAATAACTATTAGAATAGAAACTGGGGTATTCATTACTCCAGATCCCGTAGATACTTATCAATTAAAAAACGTAAGCTATACAGACACAGGAATAAGTAGCACTGGTTCAGGAACGGGTTGGGAAGCAACACTAGGTAATTCCTTTGTGACAGCTAATGGAAATTTAACATATGATGATTGGGAGGGATCCAAGTCTGCTAAAATTTATATAAATGGGCTTTTTCTACCTCTTTCCCGTTGGACAATATCTTCAGTTGGCTCTGGGTATGAAATAACTCTTAATCCCGATTATGAGATTCTAGTAACTGACGAGGTTACTATAGAAATACTTACCATCGTTACATCTCCCTTAGATGTTTACCAATTAAAAAATATCGATTATACAGACACAGGAATAAGTAGCACTGGTTCAGGAACGGATTGGGAAGCAACACTAGGTAATTCCTTTGTGACAGCTAATGGAAATTTAACATACTCAGATTGGTCAGATTCTAAGTCTGCGAGAATTTATATAAATGGACTTTATTTACCTGTTTCTCGCTGGTCAATAACTTCTGGATTTTTATCACGAAATATAATACTTAATACTGATTATGAAATTTTACCTACTGATGAAGTTACAGTAGAAGTAATAAGGAAAGCCGAAAATGAAGGACAATTACAAGATACCGAATATACAAATATAGGTATAATAAGTACAGGCTCTGGAACAGATTGGGAAGCAACACTAGGTAATTCTTTTGTGACAGCTAATGGAAATTTAACATACGAAGATTGGGCAGAACCTAAGTCTGCGAAAATATATATAAATGGCCTATTTATTCCAGATTCCAGATGGAATATAGGGGTAAACGGGGGATTTAATGAAATTATAGTTTCGACTGATTACCAAATAGAAGCGGGAAATGAAATTACCATACAAATAAAAAATAAAATATAGAATATATCATGATTGGAATAAAACAAGTTAGAGATCTCGAAGAAAGCCTAGGAGCAGGAGGCGGTACCGGATCTACTGGACCTCAAGGAAACGTAGGACCTACAGGTCCTCAGGGGCCTACAGGGCCTACAGGAGAAATAGGACCACAGGGGCCTGCAGGAGGAGGAACTGATGGACAAGATGCCGGAGGAACTGATGGACAAGATGCCGGAGTCTCTGGAAGATGGGTCCAGGATTCAGAATTTGGAGGATATTTCTCATTAGAAGATAATGAGGTAGGCCAATCAGACGTAACAATCATAGATACTATATCACTTTCTACAACTGATTTTGATGGCGTGGATTTTTTAAATACTAACACATCACAAAAAACCCTATTAGATTTATTCTCTAATAATGGTACTATAGTAATGAAAGGATCAGGTGAACTTGTTGGCGGTGAAATTGTTGAATATGGTCCATGCTCGTGGGTATTTAATGTTACCGGGATAATTATAGATTCTGAAGATGGGGATTTCAAAATTAGCGTTGAATTGATTTATTCAACTTCGGATAGAATAAATTCAACATGGAATCCCGCGGATGTCGCGGCTTCTGCATTTAGTTTCTCTTTTATACCAAATCCGGCACCTAGTGGACCGGCACCAATTCCTTTATTAGGTTGGATTCAAGGACCCTTGAATGTATCAGGTACTACTGGGGGATCTTCAAGCCCTGGGCTAACATCGACTGTGGATTTTGTAACTTTAATCAATGGAGATGGCCCAATATGGACTTTTGACACTCCATATGAAGCCAAATTCAATTTTGACGACACTAAATATTTTGTAGTTCTAGACATCCAGATTAGAGCAGATGGAGGTGAAACTAAAGTAATCGGAAAGACCTTTAATTATAATAGCTGGACAATAAAGGACAATAGCCTTTTATCTGAACCATATGTCTTAGAATATACGGCTTTATATTATCCAGCGGGACAGTTTCTTGATTAAAATAATAAATAATAATGGCATTTAAAATACAGCTTAGAAGAGATTTGGCCCCTAGATGGACCGCAAATAACCCAGTACTTTTACTGGGAGAATTTGGATATGAATACGATTCGGGATGGGCAAAAATTGGGGATGGGCAATCCCCTTGGAGAGACCTTCCATATTTCGTTGGAGGTACAGGTCCCTTTGGAGCTAAAGATTTTATTTCCTTGGAAGATACCCCCTCGGGATATACTGGCTCTAATGAATATTATATAAGAGTCAATCCGAACGGGACCGGACTAGAGTTTATATCTTTGGAAATGGTAACATCTCTTATAGATATAAGAGGAGCAACAGGATTTGAACCCGGAGACGCAGGTAAATACCTTAGAGTTAATTCTGGAGGTACTGGATTTGAATGGGCAACTATAGGAGGGGGAACTGGAGGTGGAACATATTTTAATGATTCACTTACTTTAACTAAAGTTGGAGGGATAGATTCATTAACTACTTTTGAAAATGTCGTTCTTGATAGGATGTGGAATGCTTTACTTCATCCTGAGGAAGAACCTGGATTTGAAACTCTTTCAATAAACCCCAACGGATCTACAGGTCCTTATATAATTTTAGAGGTTGGACAAAACATGACTCCTACTGTAAATTTTTACTGGGAGGTAAGGAACGAAGACGAATTCAAACCTAACACGGTAGAAATATATGACATAAAGGAGGATTTTCAAATAGCTACAGGTCTGGGAATTACTGGATCAACCCCAGCTGTATATAGTTATTCAAGCTCCGTTGGTTATAATGATAAGGATTCCCATACATGGAGATTTACAGGAATAGGAAAAAATGAAATTACATTCTCTAAAGATCTTACAGTTAATTGGTATTACCCAATTTTTTATGGAGGTAGCTCTGATGAATTCTTAACTAACGCACAAATCCCTCTATTAGATAGAGTAGTTAAACCTGATAGTGATGGAATTTATGGTTTCGTGTCATCTTTAGATGAATTTAATTATATTTGTATTCCAGAAGATAATTCTGATTATGATATTAAGGGAATGACTGTTAATGGAATTCCATTAGTTTTAGCTGATTCTGATGATGGGTATACATCCTTAGATTCAGTTGGCCTTAGTTACCTTTCTATAAATCCTATTGATATCAATGGAGAAATAAAAACATATAGAATTTATAGAAGTAAATATAGAATTAAAGATCCTATAGAAATAAAAGTTAGCAAAGAAACCCTCGCGGTAGGACTAAGATTAACTGGTAAAATAAAACCCATGAGTGAATCTGAAACTTACCCAGTTCTAGATCCTAAGTATGGAGTTGATGGACTTAGAAACGTTTCGCTAATCGGTGAAATGTATTCTATACCCCAAGAAAGAAGAAAGCTGGGTATGGTTGTTGGGGTTGGGGTAACCGGAAACTCTGGAATTTATTATAAATTAATAAGAGAGCCTGGAAGTACTTTAACTACTTCTCTAGATTGGGGAGTTTTCAATAGCGGAACTATTACATATACAGGGGGTACTGGAAGTACAGGAGGTACGGGAACGACCACGATATCGGGAGTTACCGGAATTAATATAGAAGGTGGAGAGAGAATAACCGTGGTTTTGACAGAGGATCCTGTTGGAGTTGCGAAATATACAGTGGATATACCACAATTAATCAGTGGGGGGACAGCATAAAATGAAGTATTTATTATTATTGCTATCTTCTTTAATTATAAATACTTCTTCTGCCCAAAGACTTCGGCCTTTCGTTTATTTCTATAAAGATTCTTTCTGTGGGATATATTCAGAAATATATGAGCAACCAATTTGGGTTTCATACTCGGTAGATTGTACTAGGGGAAAGTTTAGTCGAAAGGGAATGAGATTTAAAACTGATTATTGGATATACACTTCCGACAATAACGACTATACATATAATATTTGGGACAAGGGACACTTAGTTCCCGCTGAAAATTTTAGCTGCTCTAAAAAAGATATGATGCAAACTTTTACTTATTTAAATTGCGCTTTACAACACGAGGGATTAAATAGAGGAAAATGGAAATCATTAGAAAACTTGGAAAGAAGGATTGCTGAAAGGGAATGTACCCCAATTTACGTTGAGGTAGATGTACATTTTTCCAGACATTGGCGGAGGCTTCCCTCAGGTGCTAAAGTTCCCTCCGGGTTTACCAAGCATATTATAGTTCCTGGAAGATATACCAAGTGTTTTTATTTTCCTAATTATCCAGCAAGAAAATCTTTGAATTACTATATTATTAATTGTAGGAAGCATTAAAAGTATAGCAGTCGATATATAAAGGAAACCTAGAATTCATGCGTTCCTTCTTTGGCTGGATTAGAGCGGTATTTTCGGATTCAAACGGAGAACCGTCTTCAAAAAGATCAATTTCTATTATAGCATTCATGTTATTGGGTGGAGCATTCATCCTCAACCTTTTTATGGATTTCACTATAGATGAATTTATGTGGGATGGAATGATTACTTTAGTTATATTCGGGATAGGATTCGTAGCTTCAGAAAAGTTCAGTGGTATTTTAGGAAGAAGACACAGACACGGACACGGAGGTGGTTATGGAGGTGGTTATGGTGGTGGCTACGGAGGAGGTGGCTACGGAGGTGGCTACGGTGGTGGCTACGGTGGTGGCTACGGAGGAGGTGGACATGGAGGTGGACATGGAGGTGGACATGGAGGTGGACATGGAGGTGGACACGGAGGTGATGATTGCGAACCTGGTGGAACAGGAGAGGATAAGATAAACGATAAAGAAGGATCAGTAGATCGGGGGAATCCCGCTTCTAACAATGGAAATTATCCACCTACAGATGCGGAGGATTATGAAAATCCCTAATTTCCTTCATTCCTTTTTTTATCTTCTAAATATTTCTGCGCGGTAATCCCCATTTGATCTATTAAAGAAGGCATTTTTGTTTCATACCTTTCTATATTATTTACCCTGTTTGTCCCTCCGTTATCTAAAGCATTCAAAGCTCCCAGCTTTTTAGCTATAGAATCTAAATATTCTTTGCTTGGTTTCATGTTCTATATATATATAATAAATTAAAATCAACATATGAGTGGAGCTAATAAAGCAACCAATAAAGCAACCAATAAAGCAACCAGTAAAAAAAGAAGCTATAGACAACCAAGGAAAAACCCTAGAGTTAGTAGAGACAAGATTTCAGATCTTGAGGTAGCTAAAAAAATGATAAATATTTCACAAAGCGCATCCGACAGAGGATTAGAATATAATTTAAGCTTTGTGACGGTTAAGGAATTAATGACAGATCAAATCTGTTGGTATACTGGAAAAGTTTTTGAAAGCGAAGGAATTTATTCCAGGAGTTTCGATAGGATAGATTCAGATAAAGGGTATATTGAAAACAATGTAGTTTCTTGCACTATAGATTTTAATGGTAAAAAAAGTAACCTAACTTTAGATGAAATTAAAATTTTATATGACAAGTTAGTAAAACCCGATTTAGATAAAAAGGATGAGAATAAAAGCGATATACATAAAGAACCTAAAAATGAGTGAAGGTAAAATAGCTGCTCAGGTAGCTCACTCCGTTAAAAATTTAGGGATAACACCAATAGATTCAGATATAATAGTATTGGGGGTTTCAAGAAATAAATTCAAAGAATTAACTGAATTCAATAAGACCTGCTACATTCAAGTAGATAAAGGATTAACCGAAGTAGAAGAAGGTACCCCCACAGCAGCAGCATGGATAGAAAAATACAACTGAAGGTCATTAAAGTATGAGATTTTTGATTATATTTGTTTGTAATTAAAAAAAACAAACACAATGAATCCAGTTAAGAAAGAATACGAGATCGGAGTTATAATAGGAAGATTTCAAGTTCATGAACTTCATGGAGCTCATTTAAAATTAATAGGTAAAGTAGTTAAAAATCATAAAAGAGTGGTTTTGTTTCTTGGTGTAGCACCAACATTGGCTACTAGGAATAACCCCTTAGATTTTGAAACTAGAGCTCGAATGATCAGGGAACAATTTCCAGAAATTTCCATTATGCCGATGAAAGATCGGAATAATGATAAAGAATGGTCTAATGAAATAGACCGAAGAATTAAAGAAGTATTTCCTATGGGTACCGTAGTTCTTTACGGAAGTCGGGATTCTTTTATACCCCATTACAAAGGAAAATTTGATACATTAGAACTGGAACAAGAAATATTTGTTTCTGGAACTGAAGTAAGAAAATCAGTAAGTGAAGAAATTAAATCAGACTCTAATTTTAGAGCTGGAGTAATATATGCTACTCATAACCAATATCCAAAGGTTTTTCCAACAGTGGATGTTGTTGTAGTTAAAGGAAATAAATTCGTTTTAGGAAAAAAACCAGGAGAATCTAAGTATAGATTTGTCGGTGGATTTGTAGACCCTTCGGACGAATCATTAGAAATGGCGGCATCTAGAGAAGCTAAAGAGGAATTGGGAATGATTGAAATTGCTGATTTTGAATACATATCATCTAGAAGAATAGACGATTGGAGATATCGAAAAGAAGTTGATTCCATAACAACTACATTTTTTGCTTGTAAATATTTATATGGGGCAATTAAACCGGCGGACGATATATCAGAAGCTAGATGGTTTGAGTTTGAAGGATTTCTGGAAAATCCCAAGGAAGATAAATTTAGACATATGAAATTAAGTTCACCCATAATGAATAAATTGATAATGCCCGAGCATCACCAATTATTTATGGACTTTTTTGAATACTTGAAAGAGAGAATAGAAACTAACAAAATAATTGAAATAACTAAAAATGTCACAATTACTGAATAGAAGTAAAACATCGGATATCCGATGTTTTTAATAAGTCAGGAAATTATGTGAAATTTGAATGTAATCTTACAAAAAGTAAATTAACTGTATTTGGAGATTATAAAGAAATATACACACAAGCAAAATAAAAAGATATGAAAATGATGAACATTCCGATATTTTCAGAAATGAATATCGCAGAAAAAGTTAGATTATTGAAAAATAATTTTGGTCTCAAATCGGACAGTTATAAATTTAGTCATGCTTCTCAATATCCTCCAGGAACAACTAATGTAATTTCTTACATGGAAGCCAGAGGATCTGATCATCCATTAAGACAGGAAGTAGCTGTTGTAGGAATGCAAGCTAATTTGATAAAGCATTTTGTTGGAGTTAGAATGACTAAGGAGCTTCTTGATATAGCAGAAATGTTTTCCAACGCCCACTTTGGTCTGGGTCTTGATGGAAAAACTCCAGCGGTTCCTTTTAACAGAAAGGGGTGGGAATACATTATAGAAAACCACGGGGGTAAATTACCTCTAAGAATTAAATCCGTACCTGAAGGTATGGTAGTTCCGTTAAAAGAAGTTATTTCAACATTTGAAATAACTGATAACCATTCCTTTTGGTTAACTAATTTTTCAGAAACACTTCTTTCTCATAATTGGTTCCCTATAACTATAGCTTCCAATAGCAGGGAAATGAAAAAGATTCTTAAGCATGGATTGGAACTAACAGCAGATCCCGGAATGGCTGAAATTCTACTTCCAACTAGATTGGTTGATTTTGGTTTTAGAGGAGTAGAAACCCCGGACGCAGCTGGAGTAGGTGGAATGGCTCATTTAGTTAATTTTGAATCTACCGACAATACCGCAGGAATAATAGAAGCAATGATCTATTATAACGCAGGAATGATTGGGAGCTCAATACCGGCCTCCGAACATTCTACCATAACCAGTTGGGGAAAGGAAAATGAATCTAAAGCCATAGGTAATCTATTAGATTCCTATCGAAATGCAAAATATGTTGCATCAGTTTCAGATTCTTTTGATATATTTAATGCAGCTAGGAAAATATACGGAGAAGATTTAAAAGACAAAATTTTAGTAGACGGAAAGGTTGTTTTGGTAAGACCTGATTCAGGAGATCCAATAGAGGTAAACCGAAAAGTCATTAAAATTCTTTGGGATAAATTCGGAGGTCATGTAAATTCGAGAGGATTTAAAGTTCTAGATCCCCATATAAGAATAATCCAAGGGGATGGTATAGATATAGATTCTCTACAAGGAATCTTAGATATGCTTATCGAGGAAAAATTCTCTACCGAGATTATAGCTTTCGGATCAGGCGGAGGTCTTCTACAGAAATTTGATAGAGATACATTCAAATTTGCTATTAAGTGCTCTATGGCAATTGTAAACGGAGAAGAGGTTGATGTACAGAAGGATCCTATAACATCTAAGGGTAAAAAATCAAAACCAGGAAGGCTAAAACTAGTCCGAGGAAAAGGTGGGGTTTTATATACAGCTTCTTCAAAAACTCACAAAAATTTTGAAGAATTGGAAGATGTAATGGAATTGATTTTCGAAAACGGAGAGATGGTTAAAACTTATGATATTGATGAAATTAGAGAAAGAGCATCTTTATAAATATGGATTACTATTACGTGTTTTATAAAAATCTTGGCTATAATATGTACGAAAGAACATGTGGAACTAAGGAAAGAGCAGAAGAGAAGAAAAAAGAGCTCGAGGATATTTATGGGCACTCAGAGTATTTTAAAAATGACATTCCGAAATCTTATAAATGGGCATACTAATATAATGGCTAGATACAGACCAGATCACAAATTAGCAAAGGCTAAAAATCTTATAGAATCATTAGATGATAGTGAAGAAAGTGAATTGATAAAATACTATATCCAGGACCTAGAAAAAGATATAAAGAAACAAAGCGGTCAACTTTCTGAATATAGAGATTTTTTTAGAAAGCTTTCTGGTTTTCTTCCAAATAGTAATATAGTTTATGGATCCGGAGGTCCTAGAGAGAAATAAATATGATAACTGACTCAATAGATAAAGCATTTAAAACTGCTAGAGAAAGGAAATGGGACCGAACTTTTTGGGCGGTGGACATTCACGAAACTATCATAGTTCCAAACTATAAGAAGGACGATATCCCAACAGAGTGGTATCCCAATGCTAAAGAAGCTTTACAAAAAATGTCAGAAAGAAATGACATAGATCTAATACTATTTACTTGCTCTTGGCCGCACGAAATTGAAAAATATCTGGAAATGCTAGAGAATGAGGGAATACACTTTAAATATTCTAATGAAAATCCAGACATACCTAATGGTGCATATGGACATTATGAGAAAAAATTCTACTTCAATGTTTTATTTGAAGACAAAGCTGGATTTCATCCCAGAGAATGGGAACTAGTTATAGATAAACTTGGTGAGTATCCAGATGGTTATGGTCTTATGGATATATAATGAATGGGAAAAAGGATTGAAAACTTTACAGGATATATTGGGAGGCTAAATGAAAATGAAACCTCTTTATCTTTTAGAAACACTTTTCTAAAAAAATTAATAGAAGATCTTGAAAGGGTAGGTTTTAAATTTACCGATACCGAAAAGGGTTTTATTAAAGGTAAAAAATCATTGGCTAAGGTTTTTGATTCCAGAGTAATATTAACTGTCGATGAAATGGCAGAAGAATTAGAAGAGCATTTAATTCTGGCGGGATATAAATTAGAAAAATCTTCTTCCGATAGATTAATAATAAAAGTATCTAGTATGGATAACATGTTTATTAGTTGTTCTGCTCCATATATCGGAGGAAATAATTACAAGAATTACCTTCGTTTCAGAATTGGTCCAGCTAGACCCCCAGAGGTAATAACCGGACTCCCAAAGGGAGATTCAAAAGAGATTGAATTGAAATTTTGGAACGGGTATAAGAAGGTGACGGGTAAATTCTCTGAGAATGAGAGAGAAATCCCAAAAAACTTTGATGAATTTACTGTAGTTATTTACACTAGCGATTCCTCAAGTGATGGTAATTCGTATGAATTGGAAATATATTTTGACGGAGATGAATATTCTGGGTATGAATATTCAGACCACGGGGATATAAAAAAAATAAATTGAAACATTTTAGCGTCTTCGATATATAATTATTGAAGACGGTTTCCTTTACCGTTTGATGTCCTGAGTCCAATTAAGGGCTTTTGAGTAGTTTAAGGCTACTAAAGGATTTTAAAAATAATAAGGAAAATGAAGAAAAACAAGAAAAATCTTGTGGGAAGTCCAGGACAACCCCAAGCATGGATAGCCATCCACAAAAATAGGCAAAAGTCAAATTCTGGAGGGAAAGTTTATTTTAAAGATAGACAGGAATTCGAAATAGAATTATTCAATCCCACAAAATCTCCAACATTAGTCAAAATAAAGCTTAACGGGAATTACATTAGCAACAGGGGTCTTATATTAGATCCAGGTCAAAGGTGGTTTTTGGATAGGTATATAGATAATGATAGGAAATTTTCTTTCAGTACATATGACATAGAAAATAACGAAGAAACTAAAGAAGCTATTTCCAATAATGGTTTAGTTGAGGTTGAATTTTACCCAGAAACTATAAACTTTGGAAACGGAGGAATTAATTGGGGTAAACCGTATTGGGAAAAAGACTGGTCTCAACCTGGTATCTGGTATAGCGGAACAGGTACGGGAGGATTTGATGGTCCTTTTTTTACCACTACTAGTTTATTTTCAGATTTATCAAATATTGATTCTTCTGAAATGATAACTAAAACAGCTACTTATTCCTCGTCCATAGATATTAGTGAAGTAGCTAATAACGGAGGAGAAAAGAAAGACTCTCTACTAGAAACTGGAAGAGTCAAAGAAGGGGGAAAGTCTGGACAATCTTTTAGTGAAGGTTCTGGAACTTTCGATTCATTTACTTCTAATATATGCAGGTATAAAATAATTCCTATATCTACAAAGCCATTAAAGAAAAGTGAAATGAGGAACTATTGTACTAATTGTTCTCTAAGGATAAGAAAATCTTCATGGAAATTCTGTCCAAGCTGCGGAGAAAATCTCCAATAAAATAAAACATAAAGGAAACGTCTTCAAAAGTCCTAGATTAATCTAGGACTTTTTTGTTTTATATCGTTAAATTCTTATTTTTTAATTATAAATTTATAGATTATTAAAATAGTATAAAATGAAAGAAGATATATCGATAATATTTAAAACTATAATTGGATCACATGCACATGGGACAAATATAGAAGGATCCGACGTTGATATAAAAGGGATTTATATACAGAGTCCGGAATCCATTTTAGATCATGGATACAGAGAACAATACGAGGTTAATCCTGACGAGGTTTATTATGAGTTAAGGAGAGTGGTAGAATTGTGTTGTACTTCAAATCCGACAATGCTGGAAATCATATTCAGTCCAGAAGATTGCATCTTAGAGAAACATCCTGTAATGGATATCTTATTAAATATAAAAGATCAGTTTCTTTCCAAATCATGTAAATATTCATTTGGTGGATATGCTAAGTCTCAAATATCTAAAGCTTCGGGGCTTCAGAAAAAAATGAACTGGAGTGAGGATTCCAAAACGAGATCTTCTATGCTGGATTTTTGTTTCGTCCCCGATGGTAGAGGGGGTAGCAGAAAACTAGTAGACTATTTAAAAGAAAGGGAAATCAACCAGGAAAATATAGGGTTAACTAGTATCCCTAATATGGGAAATTATTACGGGATGTTTTATTCACCTAATATTCCCTACCGTGGAATAGTAAACAAAACTTCAACGGAGGTAAGACTTAGTAGCATACCTAAATCTGAAATGGGAAATTACCTAGGAGCAATGTATTACAACCAAGGAGAATTCTCTAAGCACTGTAAAAATTATACCTCATATCAAAAATGGTTGAAGGAAAGGAACACCCAAAGATATGTTGATATAGAAAAACACAATCAGAAAATTGACGGTAAGAATATGCTACATTGTATTAGACTTTGTGAAATGAGTCAAGAAATAGCAGAAGGAAGGGGTTTTAATGTTAGAAGGCCTAATCCGGAGTATTTAATTTCTATTAGAAAAGGAAAAGTTGATCTGAAATCTTTATTAGATAGAGTTAATGAAATATTAAAAGAGAGTGACAGCAAATACGAAAACTCTAAACTCCCAGAAAAAATAGATCCGGATATTTTCATGGAGGCTGTAAAAAAAATGAGAAAAGCGTATCATAATTCTAGAGTTAAAGAAAATCATATTTTCCCTAATAAACTGATCAACTAGGAGGCTTTAGCATCTTGCAATTATCTCCATGCCATCTTATATAATTTCCTTTAGATATAGTTGATTTATTACAATTTTTGCATACATAAACATTTGATGAATTCCTGATATTTTCCCATCTTTTTTTATTTGTTTCACTCATTTTTTTTCTAGTTTCCTTAGAAAAAATCCTACCTTTATTATACAATCCCTTTCTAATTCTAGTTTCATATGAATCCTCCTTCCCTTTATTTTTCCTAGTCTTAGATATTTTTTCACCAATTTTATAACCGCGGGTTTCTTTAAGTGAAGTCTTATCTAATATAAATTTCGGATTTTTTTTACATGCATCTCCGTGGAAAGTAAGGTAGTTATAATTATTAACCTTCCTATCACAATACTCGCATTCTATTCTATCGGGTTTGTTTTTCTTTTCCATATTAGGGTTTTCTTTACAGTATTTCCCATGATGTATATGAAATCTTGTTGGATTTGTTGAAATCCCGCAATATTCACATTCTATTTTAATCTTATCCTTTATTTCCATATTAGGATTTTCTTTACAGTAAGTTCCGTGCCATCTTTTATAATTTGCTTTGCTTATATTTTTTTTACAATGTTCGCACTCAACCTTCATATGAGGTTTTAATTTAGATCCTAACACTCTTTTACTAATTCGTTGTTTCTCTTCTTTTGTAAAAATTCTTCCAGCTCTTCCCTTCATACTTTCGATTATTTCTTCTCTTCTTGGATGATTTGTTAAATTATCTCCGCCAGAGCCACCAGAACTAATATTATATCCATTAGGTACAATAGTATTTAATTCGGAAATCCAGTATATTTCCCTCTTTTCTATCATATCTTTAGTTGAAAATTCTATTATAGATTTTCTAAAATTAGATTTCCCGTATTTTTTAATGGAATCCTTCAAAGCAATTCCTGAACCAAAATATCTATCATTTATATCCACTGTTTCGTGTTTCCCTATATACAATTTATTGGAGATTAGGTTTTCTATTTTATAGATATAATATATTTTTTCTTTTATCATAGTATATGTATCTAGTATCTTAATTATTTTATTTATATTTATGTTATTCATACAAAAGCATTTTAAACAACAGAAATGAAAAATTTAATTCTATTAGTTCTAGCAGGATCCCTATTTTCATGTGATGTTAAAAATCGATCGAGCTTTAATATAATCGAAAAATTCGTTCTTGGTCAATCCCAGGTAGAAGAAACCTCAGGGCTTTGTAAGTGTGGGGATAATATCTACACGGTTTCTGACGAAGGAAATGTGTATCAAATAGATTCCGTAGGAGAAATAATTTTAGAATTCCTCATCTTGAGTGAAATGGATCTTGAGGGAATTGCTTGCTTTGATGATTTTCTTTATGTACTGGACGAAGAATCTGGATTTTTTGTATTCCAGGTTGGTGAGAAGGAAATAGAAAAAATAAGTTTTAATAGAATACTTTCTGGATCTCAAGACAGCGGATGGGAAGGAATAACCATTTCCGGAGATTTAGCTTATTTAGCTAGGGAGGATGCGGAATACATTCTAGTTTACTCGGTTAGTAAAAGGGAAGTCATACATGAAATAGTACTTGATAAAAAAATAGATTCTATTTCTGGAATGACCATTGGTAAAAACCACCTTTACTTATTGGATAGGGACGGAGGATACATTCATAAATGTGATGTTCTTGGAAGCATAAAAGCTTCCTGGAGAATAGATACTAAGGATTCTAGGTTTGAAGGAATAACTTTAATTGACGAAGAAACTCTTGAATTTCTAGTTGTTAGCGATGAAACTTCTGAGGTTGTAAAAATAAAAATAACCACTAATGAGTAATATATTATTGTGGTTGGATGATGTAAGAGATCCTCATTCTGAAAATTGGATTTCAGATTATGCTCCAGAATTTACTAATTCTGGAGAAGTATTCTGGGTGAAGTCATTCTACGAATTTAAAAGGTGGATAATGGAAAATGGTCTACCGAATAAAATAGCTTTTGACCACGACCTTTCTATAGACGAGATCTGGAGGGATTCTTACTTGCATAGCATAGAGGTTTCTAATCTAGGTAGGGTTAGAGCTAAATTTGATAAAACAATAAAAAATATTAGCACTGGCGTAGGATATTTAACCATATCCTCAGGAGGTAAAAATCATAGGGTTCATAGATTAGTTTGTGAAGCTTTCCATGAGAATCCAGAGAATAAAAGGACTGTAAATCACAAAGATGGAAATAGATTTAATAATCACGAAGAAAATCTAGAATGGGCTACAGATTCTGAAAACATAAAACATTCCCACGAGGAATTAAGGAGAGATTTTACATCATATGGAGAAAATCACGGAAACAGTAAATCGGTCAGTCAATATGATAATGAGGGAAACCTTTTAGAAATTTATGGAAGCGTCGCTGAGGCTGGTAGGATCCTTAAGACGCCATACACAAATATAGCTAAAGCTGCTAGAGGGGAGAGAGAAAGTTGTTTGGGATTTAAGTGGAAATATGAGGGGAAAAAGCCGACTAAAAAAGCTAAAATAAAGCATAATCCTAGGACTAGGGAAAAAATTGCATCAGATTTTTACATTCCGGATTTTGAGAAAACGGGTTACGAAGCAGCAAAATGGCTTGTAGACCATTGCGATAATAAAAATCTAAAATTGCCGGAATTTGTAATTCAGAGTGCCAATCCAGTGGGAAGAAAAAACATAGAATCATACTTAAATAATGCCAAGAAGCATTTAGGGATATGAATAGGATAACCCCAGATAAAATTACAAATCTTTACGATAACCAAATATTTGTATTTGGAAGTAATGAAGCTGGGAGACATGGAAAGGGAGCGGCTAAAAAAGCTATGGAGTGGGGAGCAATTTACGGCCAACCAATAGGGTTACAGGGTAAAACTTATGCAATCCCAACAAAAGATAAGAAGATAAAAAGATCACTAAATCTACTAGAAATTAGCATTTACGTGGAGCAATTCATAGAATTTGCTAAAAAAAATCCCGAATTAAATTTTTTAGTTACAAAAATAGGATGTAATCTAGCAGGTCACGTTCCGGAAGATATCGGACTTTTATTTGAAAACGCTATAGAAGTGAAAAATGTAAATCTGCCGATAGAATTTTGGAAATCCCTCGGAAAGTTATGAATAAATGTAAAAATGGATTTAGTTATAGTAGAGAAATATTCGAAGGGTATAAATCCAGATCTAAAGTCCTAATAACTAATACTGAAGGAGATTCACATTCAGTAGATATCTACTCGGACCAAAATTCTAGGTTTGAGATACAAAAATATTTTGACGTATTGGCAGAAGGAAAGAAAGAGGATGTTGAGGTAATTTACTTTTCGACTAAAGAAAATGACGAAGCAGATTCGGAATTAATATCTGAAATTTTAGGAAAGAATGACAAAATATTGGAATAAAGAATATCCAGAATTTAATACAAACCTTTCCCCAACGGAAATGTTTTCTATGGGAATTTTTGGCGGATCTTATTTTTTCAATAGTAAAATACATCCAGATCCTTCATTCTTTATAAATACAGTAAATCCGGAATTTATTGATTCTTGCAAAAAGTTGGGAATAGATTTTGAAGATAAAATCTCTAGAAAAATCCCTGACTATTCCATAAATTATTACTACCCGGGTTTTTGTGGATCAGATTACGAAACGTGGGATTCTAAAGGATGGATAACAGAAGAAAACCCATATGGTTGGGTTAACTGGTATATAAATTTCTACTACGGAGAAAGAAAAGAGGAGGATGCAAAACAAATTAAAAGATGGAAAAGTTTTATATCCAGGCATTCAGGAATGATTAAAAAATACGAAAAAGAAGGAAAATCTACAAAGAAATCCAAGCAGAATTTATTACATTGGGCATATCATATAAAATAACATGTCCACAGTTTATAAAATAGAAATTAAAACAGTTATCCCTGGGTTAGTTATTCTGAAGAGCACGTTAAAAAAATGTTCTCCGATTTTGTAAAAGATTATAGAAACCCACAAGGTATGAAATTCGAATCCACTAAAGTTGAAGTTAAAATAAAATCATAATGGGACTAGATATAAATTTAAATTGGTATAATAATTTTAGCGAAGCTAAGAAATTAGAAGCTAAATATGAAATCAAGTCTAAGCTAATTTGGGAAGGTAATGATGAAGACGGTAAATATGAATTACTTTCTAAAGAGCAAAAAGATGCTTACAAAGAAAAAGAAGGAGAAGCTGCCAAATCTTTGGGTTTAGACGAACGGGGAAGTTTTTCAAATTCTGAGGAATATAAAAGAATTGAGAAAACACACGAAAAATATCCAGATCATTATTTTAAAATAGGGTATTTTAGAAGTTCTTATAATGAAGGAGGAATTGAAAGGATACTTAAAAACCTAGGTTTAAATACAATGGCTTGGGCATTCCAAAGGGAAGATGAAGAGGAATATGAATTTATTCCTGATTGGGAATTGGCTTTGAAAAGAATAACAGAGATAAAAGGGAAATTAGAAATTATGGACCCAATTAGATGTTATTCAGTTGGAGAAAATATTTTTGGAGAACCCCCTAAAATAAAATCTGAATCTGATGCTATAAAAGCTTTTCTTGAGGAAAAAGATAGAATGTTAGAAGGCCTCCAAAAAAGCTCTCACGAACCATATAATTATTCAAACTCTGTTGGAGAATTCAGAATGGCTCAACCTGAATCTATCCTAGCAATGATTCCAGGACAGAAAAAAATATTAGGGGTCACTTCTTGCGTTTATATGATTGTAGAATCTGATAATCAATGGTATATAGAGGCATTAGAGATTGTTCAGGATACTATAAAATTTGTTCTATCACAGAAAGATAAAGAAAAATATTCTTTGTCATGGAGCGGATAAAAACTACAATAAAAGTCTATAAAGTAGGAATCCGGAATACCTAAGTTGGAGTGAATTGGATCTTGGGAAACCCCCAGAAGAACTTAAAATAAATTTATAATGGATCACGAGGAAATCGGGAGAAAAATTAGAGGAAATTTAACCGAGAAAGAATGGGACGAGATCGTTGCTTTAGAATATGTTCTTACGTGGCGGTATTCTGACGATATGGAAAGAGACGAGAAAAGATACAAAGAGCTTTCAGAGATGAAAGATGCCACATCTCACCGAATTCCTCCGGAACTTTTCTAGATTCCCTGATATGATTAGGGATGAGAATATTAGTTACAGGTGGTCTCGGTTATATAGGTTCTCACACTTGTGTAGAATTAATGGAAATGGATCACGAAGTAATAATCGTAGATAACCTATCCAATTCTAAAGAGAGTGTTCTAAAAGGAATAGAGAGGATTACTAATAAAATTCCCAAGTTTTATAAAGTAGATATAAACAACCTGGATAGGATGAAGGTCATAATGAAAGAAAATCTTCCAGATTCAGTAATTCATTTCGCTGCATATAAATCTGTACCTGAATCTGAAAATCATCCGATACCTTATTATAGAAATAACTTAGGAGGATTAATAAACCTTTTATTTTCTATGGAGGGCATCGTTAAAAGCTTCATATATTCTTCTTCTTGTTCAGTATATGGTGAACCTTCTAAGTTTCCGGTTAAGGAAGATAGCCCAACAGTTTATGCAGAAAGTGTATACGGGGACACCAAAATAAAAGGAGAGGAAATACTTAGAAGATTAAAGCATTTAAATACTGTTTCTCTAAGATATTTTAATCCGATGGGTGCTCACGAGTCTTTAGAAATTGGTGAGAATCCTTTAGGAACTCCTGAAAATTTGCTACCTAAAATGATTCAATATTCATTGGAAGGTAAGAAATTTATTATTAATGGAAATGATTGGGAAACCCCAGATGGAACTTGCATAAGGGATTTCATTCACGTAGTAGATTTAGCTAAAGCTCATGTTAAAGCTTTAGATTTTATATTGAAAAAGACTGAACCAGATTTTATACCATTAAATATTGGGACTGGAAAGGGAACTTCAGTAAAAGAAATCGTTGATGTTTTTAATAGAGTATCAGAAAAAAAGCTGGAATATTCTTTCGGAGAGAGGAGAAATGGAGATATAGGAAAAATTTGGGGTGACTGTAAAAAAGCGGAGATGCTATTAGGATTTAAAACGAAGTTTGGTATAGTAGATATGGTTGAATCTGCTTGGGCTTGGGAAAATAAAAAAAGAGACTGAAGGAGTTAATTAATATGGATATAGATTTTAATGCAATTCGAAATAGTAAGGACCCAAGTAAGAAAGCAAGTCCAAGTAAAACTAAGACCAAAGCTAAAATAAATTTAGATATACTCAACCCTGACCAAAGGGCTGCTTTTGGAAAACTGGTTGAGTATATTCGAACCGGAGATGACCATATACACGTTTTAAAAGGGTGGGCAGGTACTGGTAAGACCTTTTGTGTTAGTTTACTTGTAAATTATTTACTCAAAGAACTTTATTCTAATAAGAGACATTTTAGAATCGCAGTTACTGGGCCAACGAATAAATCTGTTAGGGTACTTAAAAAAAGTTCAGGCTTAAATCATAATAGGGTAGAGTTTAAAACCATACATAAACTTCTTGGGCTAAAGGAAAGAATTACTGATGACGGTCAACAAATTTTTGTTAACGATAATTGGAAAAACGACTCGGATCTGGATAAAATAAGCGTCCTTATAATAGATGAGGTTTCTATGCTTAACGACGAACTTTTTGAAAAAATAATCCAATATAGAAGAAATTTAAAAATCATCTGTATGGGAGATCCTGCTCAGATCCCTCCTGTCGGAAGGCCTGATTGTATACCTTTTAGAGAAGAACTTTTAGATGAATATAGAATAAAAACCATTCAGCTAAAAACTATAATGAGACAGAAAGAGGGAAATCCCATAATAGATGCTTCGGTAAAAATTAGGGAAAACTTAGGATTTAAAAGCCCAATAGTACCTCCCGTAACAAAATTAAACGAAGATGGTCAAGGTATAGAATTTCTGAATCTGAATGATGAATCGGTAAGAAGAGGATTTTCATCTATCCTAGAAAAATATTTTAAATCTAGAATATTTGAAGTTGATTCAGAATATGTAAAAATAATATCGTGGAGAAATTCAACGGTTACCACTATGAATGAAGTAGTGAGAAAAGTAATATATGGAGATAAAAGTAAGGAATTTAGAATTCTTCCTGGTGAAAAACTAATAGTAAACAAGCCCATACTTGAAGGAGAAGTTATAAGATTTAATACAAATGACGAACTTACGGTAGATAACTATACCATAATGTCAGAGACCCATAAAGATGGTCTCGGGTCCTCTGTCCTTAAGTATTATGCAACCAATGTTAAGTGGGTAGACGAAAACGGAGAAGTTTGTAGGGATAAAATAGCTATCTTACACGAAGAAAGCAAATCTGAATTCGCTAGAATAGCTTTAGGATTTAAAAATAGAGCTTTAGATATGGGGGGTAAAAATAAATCATGGGTTGATTACTACAACTTTCTAAGGAAATATGCCGATGTTAGTTTTGCATATTCTATAACCGCTCATAAAGCTCAAGGAAGTACTTATGATACGGTTTTTCTTATGGAGGATGACATTGATGTAAATTGGAAAACGGTAGAGAAAAATAGAATTAAATATACAGCTTATACAAGAGCCAGTAGAAAAATTTATATAGCTAGAGCATTTTAAATATGATATCCAAGAAAAAATATAAGAAATTAAAGGAGAGGCATAAAAAAGCTTGTGAAGATAATGATTATTCCAAGATGATTATAATCGGGGACAAAAATTATAAAAAGTTGAGAGAATATGAAGCGGAATTTATCTGTAAACATCTATCAGTAAAAGAAATCCAAGGAGGGCAAATAGAAGAATGTATTAGCTGTGGAAAAAGATGGGGATGATAAATTAGAAATTTAAAATAAAAATATAAAAAAATAGATACCATAAAATAGGAAACAGTACCGGATGCGCCACTATATTAATATCAGGACCTTGGGATAGGGAGTGGGAGGAGTATAAAAACGGAGAGGTAATTAAGTATTCTTGGGGAAGAAAAGATATATAGGATATGAGAAATATTAAAACATTCGAAGAACTTAACAGCCTAAACGAAGGAGAAAATAATAATAGTATGGAGGGATCCGTTACATTTTTATCTAGTGTAGATGACTATGAACATTCAGGAGATACTGACAGAGAGGTAAAAAAATGGAAATCACTAGGAGCAAAAACCAAAGTGATCCAACCAGACATTCCAGAAGACGATCCAGCTCCTATGATAGAGGTAACGATGAGGTTATCCGATAGATTAGCTGATGATGCTATATCTAAAGCTAAATCTAGTTTAGAAAGAGCAAATAGAACCGGGGATTACGGAACAGCAATATATTCTTGGGATCTTGAGGAACTATTTAGAGAATACGATAAAAAAAATAAAACCACCTTCATGGAGGTTTATGCTAAGGAGCTTAAAGGATTGGAAGAATTACATTAAAACTAAATTCAAAAAAATAAATTCCACATAGACTTAGTTTATGTGGAATTTTTGTTTATATTTGAACTAAAATAGAGGATATGCCAAAATTGTTTGAAGTAGGAGGTTGTGTAAGGGACGAATTCCTAGGAATTCAGTCTGATGATATAGACTTTACCTTTGTCGCGGATGATTTAACTTTATCTGTAGATGAAGGATTTTCTAACATGACCAAATGGCTAGAAAAGGAAAAATTTAAAATTTTCCTTTCAACCCCTGAAATGTTTACCATAAGAGCTAAATTTCCAGATTCAATAGGAATTAGAAAAAATCTAGTAGCAGATTTTGTGATGGCTAGAAAAGAAATAGGATACACCGAGGGAACGAGGAGACCTATACTAAAACTAGGAACTCTTGAAGATGATTTGATTAGAAGAGACTTTACCGTTAATGCAATGGCTAAGGACGAGGATGGAAAAATAATAGATTTATTTAATGGGGAAAAACATCTATCCGAAGGAATTTTGGATACCCCTTTAGACCCCATGGTAACTTTCATGGACGATCCATTGAGAATGATTAGAGCTATGAGATTTAGTATTACTAAAGATCTCAAAATAGCTCCTAGAGTATGGGAAGCAATTTCACAACCTGGACTAATCCAGAAAATGAAAGAAACCACAAGCCAGGAAAGAATTGCGGTAGAAATAACTAAAGCAATGAAGTTTGATACTCTTAAAACACTTAGAATTATAGCTAAGGTGGACGACCACGCTCCAGGATTTTTGGAAGCTATATTAGGTAAGGGACTTTGGTTCAAACCTACATTTGAAAAAAAGAAAAAGGATTAGAAAAGCTACTTTTAATAAGACTAATCAGAGAATAGAATTCAAACGGGAACAATTAGAAAAAGAAAAATAATGACAATCATACACCAAATCCTTTTTACAATAACTTTTGGGATATCCTTATTTAATTTATTATATTATATTTCGGTTTTATTTGGAAATGGAATAAGTTGGCCTGGAATTTTTGCATACAGTAAAACTGGCCCTGGAATGTGGTATATTTTATATCCCTGCTCATTTTATCAGATATGGTTTTGGTTTAATCTCTATGGGTTTTTTAACTAATGGAAGAACTAGTCGATTTAAACTGTATGGTATGCGGGAAAGAATTTAAAGGCGAAGAGCCTCAAATGTGTTGTTCAGGTAGGGAATGCGGATGTATGGGAATGCCAATAGATCCAATAGTATGTTCAGAAAAGTGTTATACCAATTTACTAAACAAACATGATAAAAACAATAAACGAGACATTCAGTAATTCTGGTCCTTGGGTTGGTCCTCTCGGAAGCTACGAGAGGATAGAAATAGGAGAAATAACCCAGAAAGAATGTGAAATACTTGACCTTTCTTCACCCCAAGTAGAAACTCTTAGATGCAATTTAAAAAACATAGACCCCAGAAAACTAAGATTGAATTGTTACTATGTTTTAGAATATAGTGGGGGAGCAAAGGAAACTTGGCTATATAAGGGGTTAACAAGAATAAACAAAAATTTCTGCTTCTTTAGCAGACCAAAAAATTAATCAAGAAATGGAAGAAAGAAAATTAGCTAGTATACAAAAAGTATTAGAAGTTCTGCCAATAGAGGGAGCAGATGCTATAGAGGTTGTTAGAATAAATGATTGGAAAGTAGTAGTAAAAAAATCAGATGGTTATAAACCAGGAGATTTAGTAATCTATTGTGAAATTGATTCTTATCTACCAATTAGGGAAGAATTTGAATTTCTTAGGGGAAGTTCATATAAGAAACTCGTTGATGGGACAGAAGGATTTAGGTTGAAAACCATTCGTCTCAGAAAGCAAATTTCACAAGGTTTAGTTTTACCTCTTAGTATTCTGGAGGATCACGATCCTAAATGGGAAGGCGAATTTACTATAGGTACAAGTAACCAGCCTTGGGGGGATCAGCTACAGCTCGGACCTTATGACGATGCTCTTTTAATAAACGAAGGTGTTGATGTTACAGAAATTCTCGGGATCGTCAAATGGGATCCGCCCGTTCCAGCTCAGTTATCTGGGAAGGTAAAGGGATACTTCCCTTCATTTATAAGAAAAACTGATGAACCCAGAGTTCAAAACCTAACAAGAGATTACTACAAATGGGTAGAACTAGGTCCGGTATTTTACTCTGCAGAAAAACTCGATGGATCATCAGCTACTTATTATTTGAAGGATGGAGTATTCGGTGCATGCTCTAGAAATATGGATCTAAAGCCACCTGAAAGTGAGTTTAAGGAAGAAATAATAATAGACGACAATGGAATAGAAAAAAAAACACAGGAGAATTCTTTCTGGAAGGTTGCAAGAGAACTAAATTTAGAAAAAAAGCTCAGAGATTATGGTAAGAATTTATCTATAGCTGGGGAATTAATCGGGGAAGGTATACAAAAAAACCCGTATAAGATAAAAGGACAAACAGTTAGATTCTTTAATGTTTTTGATATAAATGACCAAGAATATTATTCTTATGAGGATTTCATAGAATTTATGAAAGCTTTAGAACTTGAGATGGTTCCGATTATAGAATCTGAATTCCAGCTTCCTGAAAAAATATCTGATTTAATTGAATTGGCTGATGATAAATCAATCTTGAATAATCAAGCTAATAGGGAAGGATTGGTTATTAGAAGTCATGATAGAAAGATAAGCTTTAAAGTTATAAGTAATAGATTTTTATTAAAGAACGAGAAATAGAGATGAAAATGGATATAAAATGGTCAACCGACCACTACGAGGGGTATAGTTTATCTACCATGCTAATAGGAGATTATAAAGGGCACAGAGCCATAAAAGATTATAATGGACACTGGAAATTTCCTTTCGCTCAATTAAGTCTATGGTGGACTAAAACGCTAATAAAATGGGAACTAAAAAGCCTTGCAAATTAATAAAAATAGGATTTAACGAAAAAACTAGGAAAATAGTTTTAAGATCTTCTTTATTTTTAGTACTTTTGATTACCGCAATAATAATGATAGGATAACATGGAAATAAAAAAGAGAATACAAAAAGACTTCATAGATGCTATGAAAAAAAAGGACTTGGTTAGGAAGTCAACTCTTAGCGGAATAAAGGCTAAAATTACTGAAGCTGAAAAAGTTAAAAACCAAGGAGATCTTTCCGATGAAGAAATAACTAAGGTTTTATTGACTGCAGCAAAACAAAGAAAACAATCTATAGAATCTTTTCAAAATGGAGGAAGGAAAGAGTTAGCGGATTCAGAAAGGGCAGAGCTAAAAATACTAGAAGAGTATCTTCCTCAACAGATGTCGAAAGAAGAGATAGCAAAGGAGTTAGCTTATATAATAACAGAAATGAATTACTCTGAAGGAGGGAATAAACAGAAAATGATAGGTCAAACGATAGGAGCATTCAATAAGAAATTTGCAGGGAAAGCGGATATAGGTAAAGTTAGAATTTTGATAGAAAGTTTATTAGGATAATGACATTTAGCAGCACATTACCATTATTTGGAGATCGAGAAATAGTAGAATTTAACGGGGAGCATAGATTCCTTTCGAATTTTTATCCGTGTGAGATTCATTTCGAAGGAAAAATATATCCAAGCACTGAACATGCTTATGTCGCAGCTAAAACTTTAAATGAAGAACATCGCGAAAAAATAAGAACCCTTTCAGCAGGACAAGCAAAAAGGTTCGGTAGACATAACATAATAATAAGAGATGATTGGGAAGAGGTTAAACTAGAAATTATGGAATACCTGGTAACTCAAAAGTTTTCCTCGGGTCCATTAAAAAGAATGTTAATAGATACCGGAAGCTCTAGTATTACGGAAGGTAATTGGTGGGGTGATAAATTTTGGGGAGTAGATCTGGAAACTGGGGTTGGTAAAAACCATCTTGGTGAAATTTTAATGAAAATAAGAAAGGAAATAAACCATGAGTAAATTAATATTTAAGTTTGACAAAAAAGACGTAGATCATTTAATTCAGAGAGAATTAGATTTACCCCATAGAATAGGGAAATCATTCGATTACGTTTACGAGAAGTTAAAATCTCTTGGCCAACATCTTTCCTTTTCTGGGGATATCTCTATTCCTGAAGAGGAATATTCAGATCTTATAGAAAGGGGAATATTCAAAAAGGGTAAAAATTATCATTGGACATCTTTAGATTCTGGAGATGTTAAAATCATAATTAGAGCATACCGTCAGCATCTAACTATTTTTACTAGATTGGAAAGGGAAACAGGAGGGAAATTTTCATACAATAAAAAAACATATTCTTGCTTTGAAATCAATACAGATTCTGATATAGAGTATCATTTAAATGAGGAAGGAAAATCTGAAATCCCCGAATATAATGATTTTGGTGAAGATTTCTTTTATTGTAAACCTTTTTATGACTTCAATTTATTAATTGGACCTATAGTTAAACACATTAGAGAAGATAGACTATGGTTAATATGGAACCCGACATCGATCCCAAGACCCAAAAGAGTGGATATGAAGTTATATTTTGATTTCAAATATTCAGATAAAGCAATAGAAAATATAGATAAAACCATATTCGCTGCTGAAGAGCTTTCTAACATTCACTCAGGACTATTTTCTGAAAATGAAATGCTAGAAAAAATAAGAAAACTTAAGGTTAACGATATGCTGGGAGCTTATAAAGTAACCGAAATAAAATCCGAAGTTCAGAATAATTATTTCCATGGAGTTGGACTAAAAATATTGAATACTAATTTCGAAAGTGAATCTCCTAAGTGGGCAGATCTATACTCCCTAACCAGTTATTATATAGAGAACCTTTTTCCCAGTCTAGAGAAAGCTTGATTATTTCCATATTTTGTTTATTTTACCCCTTTTAAAATGTTTAAGTGACATTTGAGATCCTGTTAAATGATCTATTGCTCTATCCTGGTTATCTTTATATGTTCTAACGTGGTTTACTTCCCTATCAGATATTGTTCTATTATCTACATAAGATTTAGAATTTAAAGAATTTACCTTTTCTTTTAGTAATTTCCAAGCAGCTTCTTCGTTTCTATTTTGTGATTTCTCCCCCTGAGAAAACACCTGCAACCCAGTAGGTATATGTGTTAATTGGACTGCTGTTTCTACTTTGTTTCTGTGCTGCCCTCCTGCTCCAGAACCTCTAGTATACTTTCTCCTTACTGAAGAAAAATCTAGATCTATTTCGGGTTTATTAGATTCCTCGTAAACTAAAACTATTACACCAGAAGTGTGAGTACGGTTTCTTTTTTCCGTAGGTGAAACACGGTGCCATTTGTGAAGGCCGTTTTCTTGAAAATATTTATTTAGGGTTTTTGAGGGTCCTTTAAGAATTATCTTACTGAACCCGTCTCTTCAGTCTACTACTTCAGATTCTATAGATAATACTGATGCTGACTTTTGGTAAATGTCAGTCATCTCCTTAACTAGGATCTTGGCTTCCTTTCCACCTTGATCTTCTCTTAATTCGATTGTTAGTTTCATGACTGTTTTCTTTAATTATATATCTAATTTAAAAATTGTTCCTATTTTTCATTCACCCATATTAAAAAGTTTCAAATATAATAAAATTATAGATATATAAGTAAATAATTTATAAAAATATTATCCATATAAAATGAAAAGAAAAGAAATTTTAAAAAGAGCTAAATTCAAAACCAAAAGAGGGTTAGATAGACTTGGGCTTTCTAAATGGGAGGGAGAACATTTAAAGGATTCGTGCAGCCACGAAATACTTAAAAAAAACATAGAAGATCCCAATACTGATGAAAAAATTCCCGGGGATTCTTTTACTACTTATACAGAAGAAGAGTTAGAAGAAATAGTAAAAAAGGGTGCCAAAAAATTACAAAAAATTAAGGAATCTAAACCCCAAGCAGACGGGGAAGAAGAAATGCCCGAAGCGAATATTATTGTAGACATTTGTATTATTCATCTTGAAGCTAATGATTTCGGTAATGAGTTGGGTAAAATATCCGAAGATCAAGCTATGTCCTCTATTGAATCACTACATCATTCTTTTAGAAACAGTGGATCTCATCAGGAAACTAATGGAGTAGATACTAAAATTAATTTTGGTCCAGGAAAAATAAGATACCTTAATGGTTCAGAGGTATGGGGTGAGCAGTTTACAGCAACAGGTGTAAACTACACAAATGCTGCTGGTCAAGGACCAAATAGTTCAACCATTCTTGAGTATGTTAAAAAGAACGTTATGGATTCCTGGAATGATCCGACCAGATACTTAATAGTTTCCTTCCCAAAAATGAACGGCAGTCAAAGTATTGCGGGTTGGGCATGGGTTGGTCAACAGGCCACCAGTAGATTAGCGGGTCATTTTGTGCGTTATTTTTATCTCGGGCACCGAGATTACATGGAAGAGCCTGGTTTTTATTCTCGAAGAAATAAGGTGGCTATCCATGAGGTGGGTCATTCGTTTGGGCTTTTTCACACTTTTAATAATACTTCAGCTTGCGACTCAGAAACAAATCCAGCATTTCAGGGTGATAGGGTAATAGATACGCCACCTCACCCGTTAGGTAGTAGATGTGGATATGAATTAGATGAACTTCCACATAATTCTCACATGAGCTATAGTAGTAGCACCCGAAGGGTCTTATTTAGCCAGGGTCAAGTGGATAGAATGAGAAGTGTTATTGCATTTGGGTATCCTGAAACATTTAATAATCCTTATCATGATTGGGATAATCCAGGGCCAAGATTAGGTTGTACAGACCCAGAAGCTAATAATTATAGCCCTAGTGCTAATCAAGATGACGGGAGCTGCACCTATGATCCTATAATTTTAGGTTGTATGGATTCTACCGCTAACAATTATAATGCTGAAGCCACAGAAGATGACGGTTCTTGTACCTACGATGCGGAAGGAACAAAGACTTATAGACAAAATGATGCCGTTTTATCAGATGATTATGACTCGGATAAAGATATGAATTTTGAAGCAGACATAGTTTTTCCGAATAAATCCATTTCTACACCCAGAGGAACTATTTATGAAGCTGGTGGTTCAGGAACTGGGACTTTTGTAGGATATAACACAGAGGGTATTTTTACAGCTAGATCCGGAAGTGGAGCGGAAATTATTTCCAATGATTCAGCAAGATTAGTAATCCCAACATCGGTTTATGATTTTTCTGGGAAATCTGGAAAATTAAAGTATTCAGTAAACCTAGGAACTAACTCAATAAGAATCCAATTTGATGAAGGGAATACTGGAACTTATGATCTTGATTTAACCAATACAGCAGAAGGATCTATAACAAATTGGTCAGGTGGGGATGAAGGAGGTGTAGGATTTGCATCAGGAAATTCTATATCTGGACCTGAAGTTACTTCACCTTCTACCTTTTATGGAACAATAACTAAATTATTTTTTAGTCAATTAGAAACTGAAAAAATATTAGGTTGTATGGACTCTAATGCTAATAACTTTAATGCAAAAGCTACTGAAGACGATGGAAGCTGTACTTATGATCCCGTTGTTATAAAAGGTTGTATGGACTCTAATGCTAATAACTTTAATCCAGAAGCTACTGAAGACGA